AGTAGTGTGCTACCACAGAACAAATTTTCATATTTATTATAAATTTAGCTGCATATTTTTTGCATATAATATATAAATACAATTAGTATTTATATATTATATGCAAAATGCCCACCTAAAATTTAATTATTTCATTTTTTGTTCAGCCAAATAAGCTATATCATTAATTTCTAAGAATCCTCTTAATCTTTTACAGCATGGATAAATTACAAATATACCCAATAGCCCAGTTGCCAGAATTACTAAAACAATCAAGAAGATTGTCCAGTATTTTCCAAAATTTCCAAAAATACCAGAAAATATGAATCCTATCCCTTCTTCTTTAACTTTGCAAAGCCATGTACTGCACCTTAAATCTTCTTCCTTTATATAATTAGATTCATCTAATTTAGATAGATCTATTTTTTGATCATGCTGTTTTAATGTCAATGGCATTTCTAAGTCTTTAGAACAAATTGTGATTTTCATCTTGTCGATATTATGAGGGCAAGACATTTTAATATGATATTTAGTAGTTGCTGGGTTAATTTCTAATGAATTATGGTAGTTTTCACATGGTGTTTTAATTGTACATAATATAGATGATGTGCTTACAATATTTAATTCACATACAATTTCTTCTATGCAATTTATACACCCAACACACTGGCCTTTAATATCAAAACTTGCATCTTCCGTAAATGTTTTATAATCAATATCACCTAGTGCAAATTTAAAGTTCATAATTCCCAAATTTTTTCCACTCATACTTGCTGCTATTGTGTCTGATTGTTGATTTATCAATATTTCACTTCTTTCTTCCAACAATTTGCAAGTCTCAAAATGGTTATCATAACATTTCCTAACTATAACATCCTTCCTTTTCATTGCGTGACATAAGTAGTCAAATTTAGGATTTCCTTGACCAATAACAGTTTTATTTATTATTTGTACAGATCCACAAATATTTGCTGTATTCCCTATATCATTGATTTGTCCAGTATAAACCTTATTATTTTTAACTGCAATAATTTTTGGCATATGACTGGATTGTACAGTTTGGAAACTAACTTCAATTTTGTCACCAATTAATGGTTCAAGCAAGTCTAAGTCATTACAGTATGTTTCTTTAGGAGTAGTTAAGCATATTTCTATTGATGTCATTTCTTCACCTAACATTTTATAGATAGACATTTCTGGTCTTATAATGTCTTGACATGAACCATATAAACATCCAGTATCTATAGCTAAACATCCAAATTCTTCACAGCCCCATTGGCTTGTGTGTTCTTTTGAAAAGGTCAACCAACCTTCTTGTTTAGGAATTGTTGATGGGCATGAGCCAGTGCACTGCTCATTATGTTCTACATTAATTCCTATTGTTGGACCTGTTTTATAAATTAATTTATATGATGATTTGTATATTGCCTTTCTCAAAAACAATACTATATCGAACAATTTTGTCCCATCAGGTGAATACAAATTATAACCTATTCCCAATCCACTTATTGCAGGCATTTCGCCAGATACAAAAGCATTTTGTATTCCATCTGCAACTAATATACCACTTATAGTTATGGATTTATACTTTGGAGCTATATGTGGTAAGTTTTTTACAGGTCTGAATTTATGTATAATTAAATCTGTTCTAATATCTGACTCAATGCCCTTTTTATATGATTCTATATCTAAATGAACAAATTCTTTAACAGAAATGGACTCTTTAATAGTACTTATCCATTTGCAACTTTTAAACCATTCATTATGAATTGGAAACCTATCAGTATTGCATTTTTCTGATAAACAATATGAATTTATATCTCCCTCTTTGGCATGATTCTTCCCATCAGCGTAATAATACTTTTCATTACTGCATTGTATAATAGGCCACATGTTATTATCACCTACTAAACAATCGCCAATCTCCTTGGCCTCACATTTTTTGATTGCAGATCCCATATCCATTGGATTAGGAGTGAAATCACCTTTATAGCAGTTAATAGTTTTTATAGCTTCATCATTTAAGATTGGTTTAAAATATAAATTACAATGCGAGTCACCAATACAAATATTATTGTTTATACTGAGTGTAGGTTTTTCTGGCCAAGAAAATATTTTATAACCATCTAAGTTACAAAGTAGATATTTATTTATAGAATTTTTCCTGGTCATATAACAGCTTAATGATTTAGCTTCTTTGCATTTTGTTATGTTTCTATTGGTTGTACTAAAATTGTCAAATTTATCTCCTGTCATAGATTCTAAAGGTTTGACTATTATGGCCATTCTTGTTTGCTGCATAGATTTAACAGTTGTCTCTTGTGTCTTCAACTGCTCTGCTGTAAACAATAAAATCCCTTTCATTTGAATATTTGTGTCTAATTTTTTTGATATGTTGGTCAACAATTCCTTGAGCTCATCTATTTTGTTATTCTTTAATAGTAAATTTATAGAAACCTTAATAATTCCTCTAAAAGCAATTGAGATTGTTTCAATTAGCACATTTATATCATTTTTAAAAGCTGACTGATGATTAGAATAAAATGTCTTAATTTCGCTGTTAGAATCAACTGTTGGCTGACTACAAGACAAATGAGCATTTATACATGTGCATATAGTCTTATGTGGGTATTTTCCACATGCATCTAAGTTGTGGTATTTAATATATGTTCGCCATGCTACATTATATGGTCCTGAATTAGTCTTAATAGTATTTAATTTAGATTCCATTTTATATAATATATATTCTAAAAATGCCATTCTGTGTATATTTTCTGCTGTTTCGATCTTTTCGAATGCAGACTCTGTTTTCATATCAATTATATTAAAATCAGGTATGTCATGATCAGTTATAGTTTTTTGACTTTTCAACTCACTAATTAAATCAGATTTTTGTTTATTTTCAGTTATATTTAAATTAAGACCATAACATTTGACTATATCCAGTGTTTGAGCAGAAATTGGCAGATTTAAACAATTAGTCTCTGTCTCCTCCGCTAACGTCATTCCTAATTGAAGATTAATTACTAGGATTATAATGCATATATATATTATTGAATATTTTGAGTAAAATTTGAATAAGCAATTATCTCTAAAAATATGCATATCTTTTATAAATACTTCATAATCAAACCCACTTCTTATTTCTTCATTAAATCCACATACACATGTACCGCATTTATTAGTAAATTCACTATAGATTTTTAAATTCTTTCTATGATGGACCATATTACATAGATTGCATGTCCTATATATATTGTTGATTAGTTTATTGTAAATAAATTTGAAAAATAATACGAATAGAATATTCCCTAATATGCAAGCAACAGCTAAAGCTCTAGTTATTTGCTTATTATTGTTGCATTCAGATAATTGATTTTCTAAATTAATATAATCATCTGGAAGTTCTTCTAATTTATATAACTTTTCAGAATTAATTGGCGTAATAAAGCTTAAAATAAGCATTCCTGTTAAAAAGCAGATAGTAAAAGAAGGCCCTGTAGATTTGCATAAGAATCTAGCTTTACTTAATGCTTTGAAACCATTACAATCTTTACCTAATCTATGTACTTTGAGTGCTTCTGTTGAATTGAATCGGCATCCACACACGCATGTTTTATTGCAGTTAGTTAATGGGTGAACAGCTAGCAAACAGGATTTACACCTCTTAAAATATTTATTATATATTTTTCCATATATGTATGTTATAGGATAGAACAAAGGAATTAATAAGTAAGCTATATATGTCTTTGTAATAATGTAAGCAAAAATAAAGCATAATAAAGCGTAACATAATATAATAATTAATTCTATATTTATACATAAACTTTCTATCATTTTATATGGTAAATAACTATTTCTAAAGAATCTAACGCATGAACGATGCTGTCTAAAACATGCATGGAATTTTAATGATTTTTGTCCGCAGCTTGCAATTATATGCTCGCAAGTATGTTCTAACGAAACGCTTATAGTTTGTTTAAACCAACCATTTACAGTTGTTGTTCCAGAAACTTCATAATGATTAGTTTTGGCAGAAGTGAATATAACCTCAGCATTATCTTTATTTAATGTTATTTCACATTGGGCTCTGCATGTATGCATTTTAGGTATTATAGAGCCAGTATTGGAGATGTCAAATACCATAAATGAGCCATGTTCATCAAATATCGGGTTGCAATCATGCCATTCTCTAGCAATATAAGTCTTGTAAAATTTGACAGTATTTTGAACCTGATCATTTGAAATTTTCTTTTGGATGTTAATACTTTTGATGATGGATATATCATCTTTTATACATACTTCTCCTAGTCCAGTAGATTGGTTTATCTCTTTAATAAGAGAGCCACCAATAAAGCATCTGTCACCAACTTGTTGCGGAGACAATGGCGTCGACGCAGCAATTTGGATGAGAATAAAAATTAGAAACATTTTGTTTTTTGAAAAGTTTGCCTGTGGTAGTACACTACT